TCTCCTTGGATCTCGATGGAGACACCAAGGTCCTCAAGAAGATCAATCAGGACGGTTACTCGTCAGAGTATCGCCTGAAAGAATCCGATCGCGAGCACATCCTTCTCATTCGTCATACGAAGGAGAAGGCCAAGCTGAAGGGGAAGTCGGTGGATCGTCACAATGTGACGTACACCCAAAACCTCTTCGCAACGGAGACTTCTCCGTTGGGCGAGACCATCCAGGCTTACACGGTAATCCGTGTAAATCCGGACATGGCGGATGCCGATTCGTCTCCTGTCGTGACTGCCGTAACGGCTTTCACGGAAGAGAACGTTCTGGCCATCCTCGGATGGGAAAGCTAGGAGTAATCCTAGTTCTGTACTCGCTTGCGTGTACAGAATTCTTTCTCCTTCTATCGTGGGGCAGGTGGTAAACCTTAGCCATAGATCATCTTAGGAAAACCTAACATGAAGAATAGCTATGCGTGTGCCATCCTAGGACTCTACCGTGGTATCTTCAAAGATATCGCGGTGAATCTGCCGACTGTTCGTGGTTTGGATCGCGACGAAAGTCGCCTCCTCTCTACGATCAAATCACGTGGTATGCGCTATCTTACGATAGACATGCCTGCCTACGGTAAACATCTGGATAGATGCTTGGCCGATGGGTGCCTAGTCCCAAGTGGCATTCCCAATTTCGGGTATGGTCACAAGGGGTCAAGAAGCCATTCATTTCTGAGTGGGCTCTTGTCGCGCGTGTTTGATAAAGATGGTCTGCTTTTGGACCAGCCCTGCATCACCTCGATTTTCTTTCTTCGCCAGCTCTGTAATGGAGCTAAGAAGATTAAAGTCGATTGTACGGAGAGTGTACGTGACAAAACGTTACGTAACTACATCCAGCAGGAACGATCACTCCGGCCTCCTAGCCTTAACTGGCATGGCGACCGTCCTGATCGTCGTTTCGGCGAGCGTCTTCGTATTGATGACGTTCGCTACAACGATTGCAGCGAGTCTGCCGATCTCTTCTCAGAGGCCGACATTCTTCCAGCAAAATACTGCTCCACTGTCCACGACATCGCGGACAGGGTCTTCTCCGCCTTCGGTAGTTTTACCGCAAGCGAGCATAGACCAAAGCATGGGCCCGGAGCCGTAGCTGACGCTAAGAAGGGAGAGTATAAATATGCTTTCCCGACTTGGTCGGCGCGTCTCGAGTCAGTCTTTC